GGTCGTCTCCGGGAATGAGCGGGCGTTCGCCTACCCTACAGGAGCAAATCGCACACGCAAGCGACAGGCTGCATCAGGATGCTAACGCGCGACGGCGTGCACATACGCCTGGCACGCACGCAAGGCAATCACGGCGTTATCGCCGTCATCGGTGATGGCGATAATTCGTTGAGCATGCGCCGGGTCAAGTCGGGCTCGAGGGGCTGCATGAACCACGCCGCCGGCGGGGGCGGGGGCTGGCACCGAGCTGCCGTTGGCGGGTTCGGTGGCGTCGAGAAGGACTGACAACCGCACATCAGCAGTGGCCAGGCGATCACGCAAAACCGCTTGATGACGTTGGGCATCGCTTAACTCCTGAGCATGCTGTCGGTCGCTGGCATTGAGCTGTTGCTCAAGAGCCAGGCGCCTGTCTTGTTCGGCCTGCTGCTGGTGCAACGCCTGCCGGGTTTGTTGATCGAGCGCCTGCGCGTGCACGGCCGACAACCGCTCAAGCTGTGCGTCATATCGCCAGGCCTGAACCTGCCAGGTCAATCCCGCCGCCATCACCAGCAGCAGGAAATAACCGAGCAAGCGGTAGGACGCTAGGAAGCGCATAACACCGCCTTCGCCCTCGCCCATAGCTGCATACGATGATCCAGGCCATTGAGGCCGCCATTGATACGTCGAGTAATGGTGGTGAACTGGTCCTTGTCGGCCAACTCGTTCAGGCCATTGCTCTGCCAGAACCAGGCGGCGGATTCACATGCCCATTGGGGTTGTTCCAGCAGTTGAGGCTGGGCCAATAACCGTTCGTCACCGAACAGCGCCCGACTGCACGCCAGGTAATTGCGACGCCCGGTGATCTGTATCAGCCCCCTGCCCCGGTACTGCTGGCCGTCGCCATCCGCTTCAGGGGTATTGCCCAGTCTGGCGGCAAGGGGTCCGGTGTCATATTTGCTCAGGTAGCGATCACTGCCCAGTTCGCGCAGGTACTGCAGTTCGCCGGATTCGTGACCGATCTGGGCGAGGAACGCAGCGATGCGCTGGGGGCTGGTAATCGAGTGCCGGGCCATCGCCGCATTTATGGCAGGCAAAAAAAGACCCGCTGTGAGGCGGGCCGTTGGCATGACGTGGACAAGCTGGGGAAGCGTAATCAGCATGGTTTCTACTCTGCAAAAGGTCTAGATCGACAACCCACCCGCCACAATCGAACTGCGATACCCCGTCACCGGGTCGCCCACATGGGTAACCTGGATAATCGACCAGCGCCCTTGCATATACGAGGGCCAGCTTTCATCCAGGCGCAGCAACCCTTCGGCGGCGAGCAGCGGGTTGCCAGGGCACTCGATCTGCAGTTTCAAATCTTCCCGGCCCACGCGTCGCAGTTCGGCTTCGGCCACGGCACGGGCTTCGGCTTCGTTCTGGCAGCGTTGGCGCAGGTTTTTGAACGGCGCGATGCCCAACTCCACGACATGCTGCTTAGCCCCCACGGCATCCCACCAAGTCACGCGGCAGCCCATATATTTGGAGCGCGACTGCTCGTCGAGCTTGGCGGTGATGAATGCCCGGTCGCCGGGGCGGTTGTCTTGGGTCACGGATAGCGTCACCTCCGGCAGCAGCTGGCCCGAGAGCGAATGGACCTTGCCGGCTTCCGCCAGCACGTACAGTTCGTTGATCGGTTTAGTGACGGCGCTGTAGCGACTGGCCAGGCGCGTGATAAATGCCATGTCGCTTTCGTTGGATTGATCGATATGGGGGATCGGAATGCTTTCCAGTGCCGGCGCGACGCGGGGTGAATAGCCATGTCGACCGATGACCTGGCGAAACAGCGCGCCCAGGGTGGTGGGCCCGTAACTGGCGGAGCGGCGCTGTCGGTAATGGCTGGGGTCCGCCGCGCTGAAAGGTGCGGCGGTAGCGACGATCAGCAGGCGCATCGGAAACAGCACGGGAGTGCGCTGCATGATGACAAACTGGCCTTTTTCCACCAATCCCGACTCCTGATAGCCGACCCGCAGGCCGATCTTGCCGCTCAGGCTCGGCAACCCTTCCAGGCCCTCGATGTTCAGTGTCAGTTCGAGCCTGTCGGCTTTGATACCGGCGGCGTCGGTGTGGCTCCAGTGCATCAAGCGTTGATTGAGCAGCGCCGCATTGGCGCCGTAGAACTCGACGATCGGGGTGAATCCCTGTGCCATGCAGCCTCCTCAATCCCACGCTGAAACAGGTTGCGACACCGTCGGCCGCGCGGGCATCTCCGGCACCACCACCCACACGCCGGCCGGCAACACCGGGCCATGCTCGGCCAACTCGGGGTTCAAGCGCCAGAGGGTTTCTTCGGCTGCGTCGTCGCAGCGCCCCAACTCGCGGTAAAGCAACAGGTTGACCGAATCGCCGGCAATACTTCGCACTCTACGCATTGACGAATTCCTCCAATTCAAGGGTCCAGGCCACGACCATGGCGGTGCCGTCATCGATCACGTTGCTTTGGGTTTCCACCAACGAATTGATACGCCACAAGCCCCAGTTACGGCCAATGCCATCGACCAGGGGCAATGGCGCCCGCGCATCCTGCAACGCGCGCAATTCGTCCAGGCGCTGCATGCCCACGGCGTACATCGCCATGCCGCTGAACGAGAGCTTTTCCAGTTGCTGGCCGTTCTGCCTTGACTGCGGCTTGCTGGCAATGATTTCCAGGTTGCTCCAGCCGCCGTAACTGCTATGGATGAGCGAGGCGTAGGCGAAGCCACGGGACAGGCCAAAAATAAAATCGCCCAGTACCATCTGTTGTCGCATCAATCACCTCCTGTATCGGTCAGTGCCGCGTTGCGTCGAATGCCCAGGGAATCGGTGACCATGGGCATGCATTGAAACTGCAGGGCTTGCATCACCTGGTTGACGACCTGCTGGGCCTCGGCGGGGTTGACGCCAGTGATCTGGATACTCGGTGAGATCGTGACCTGGACGTTATCGGTGCGAGCACTGTTGAGTTCCTCGCTCAACGTATTCGGCGCGGGCAGGCGATCACTCGAACCGAACAGTTTGTCACCGATCCAACTGCCCGCTTCGCTGCCCAGCAAGCCGCCAATGGCGCCGCCGACCGCGGTGCCGACTCCGGGAAAAATCAAGGTGCCGATCGCCGCGCCGGCGGAAGCCCCGGCCCAGGCGCCACCGGCGGTGCTGAGACCGGCGCCGACAGCCTTCGCGTCGCCATTGCGCACGCCCTGGACCACGTCAATGGCGGCGTCGACGTACTTCAGCGGCCCGAGACGGCGGGCGCCGGCGGACTCCAGCTTACTCATCACTCCGGTCAGCTCGGAGGCCGGTATTTTGGGCGCGTGAGTCACCCCAGGTACGGTTGAACGCTCGTGACTGGAGTTCTGCGTGTGCGGCTGGGCAGTTGCGCGCGCGTCGGCAGGCAGAGGCACGCCGCCACGTTCCAGGGTTTCAATCAGCCCAGGGGCTCTGGCTGGGAGCGGTTGGCGCAGGTCGGCGTGGCTCGTTCGGCTATTGACCTGCGCGTCGCGCGGCTGCAGGCCCTGCACCGGGGCAACGGCATGGAAACCTGTGGACTGAGCCGGGAAAAACGGTTGCATCAGGCGCTCAGGCAAACCACGCAGCATCGACATCGCGCCGCGACCTTTCAGGGGTGCAAGCCTTGCGGCAGGCGACCGCGCCCCAGATGCCGGTTTCTTCTGAGGGCCCTGTTTCTTCGGCGTGCTCTGCGCTTTGCGGTTTTTCTGGGACTTAGGCTTGGAGGTAGGCTTTTTGCCGGCGGACGGGCCTCTGCGACCAGGGCGGCGGCTACTCACCGGGGCTTGGGTCGCGGTGGCGCAGCAGCATGGTTGGCTCTTTTTGAAGCCATCGCTTTTGAACAGTTTGCCAAGCCCGCCAGGCAGTTTGCCCAGCGTCAGATCGAGCACGTTGCCTGTCACCCGGCTTTTGATCGTGTCTCCCATGCCCGAGAAAAAGCCGGTAACCACCGGTGAAAACATCGGCAGAACCACGGCCTCCGCGGTTTTGACAGTGGTGGCGGCGGCTGGCGACTCGCCGGCCCAGGCGTTGGCTTTGTCGGTCACAGCGGTCTTGGTTCGCAGCCACACGTCTTCCCAGAGTACCGGTGCGGGTTTAAGCGTCGTGGAGAGGCGCTCCTCACTCTTTGCCGACGACTCCCGCAGTTGCGCTATTGTTTTTTCCTTGACGGCCGGCGCAGCGAACGATTTTTGAAAAGCGGCAACGGGATCGAGGGCCTTTACGTCGAGCAGCGTCATGGTCTCACGGACCAGATGCTGGTCTTTCGATGTACTCGACTTAACTTCAGTCGTTGCCTTTTGTTCGGTCCCCTTGCCGATTTTAGACGCCTCACTGTCCACCGCCTTAAGCTGCGACAAGGAGGTTTGCAGCGCGTCCACACTGTCACGCAGTAACCCCAGGGCCAGCGAAAGACCGTTGAGTTGCACGCCGGCGTTGGTCAGCGCCAGACTCATCGAAAACAACGGCGCCGCCTCTGCGTGACTTCCAGACGCCAGAGGGCCTGGGTTAACACTGTCGGCACCCTGCGCGCCGTCTGCGTGGCGAAATACACCCTGGCCATCCTTGACCACGGCATACGCGAGCGAATACTTGTCCTGCATCCCGCTTACTCCTGTTTAACGCCAAGGCGAGTGATCGCAATGTCGTAGCGGCGCAATGCTTTTCCGGCGTCCCAGTCGAGGATCTCCGCCTCGTTGACCGAGTAGATCAGCGGCACCACGTCGAGGATTACCTCGATGTCGCGTTCCGAAAGAAGTCCGCCGGTTGATTTAAAAAATCGTCGATCCGCTCCTGCAGCTCGGTCCAGTCGGGCACGGTCAACCCCGACAGGTCAGGGATCATCAACCCTGTGCAATGGGCGGTAATAAACTCGGCGCGCTCTTTATTGGTGGCGAGCTTTTTCATCACCTTGGTGGCGCGCAGAGCCGGCATCTCCAGAGGCAGTTCGGTCAGGGTTCGGCCGGCTGCTTCCAGGGGCAATAGCAGTTGCACGGGCTGGTCGTAAGGCGGCGCCTCGTGGGCATTCAGGAAAAACGACGCCGGGCGTGTCGACATATCGTGCACGTATTGAGCGATGCTTACGTAGTCCGGGCGTTTCAGCTGATCCAGCTCTTTTTCCGACAGGCCGGTGGCGAGTTTCGCCAGTTCAAAGAACTGGTCGTCCTCGTCGTCACCGGCCCGGGCCAGCGCATCTTTTTGCGCGGCGTAGTACAGCGGTTTGAGTTGCACCTGCTCGATCGTTGCACCGGTGTCGGCGGTGATCGGAGACAGCAGGTGATGCAGCGGTGGCATCCAGGCCATGAGGCAATTCCTTGTTCAAACAAGGGGCGAGCGTGCTCGCCCCAAGGGGTTTAAGGCATCAGCACGGCGCGGCGGGCATCGCCCAGAATATCGACACCGTTGAGCACGAATTTCTGGGTGCGCACGTCGATATCAATCACCGGGATGCCATTCTCCAGTCGGGTGTAGGTGCGGCAGGACAACTCCAGCGTGGTCAGGGCTTTGTCGCCCATTTTCAGCTTCGCTTCATCGAGTGATTTGAGCTTGCCGCCGACGGTGTGGTAAGTGAAATACGTTTTGCCGTCCTGGTCCTGGCCGGCCTCACGCACGTTCAGCAGGATGTCGTCGCCCATGCGCACGCCCAGGGCCAGCATGATTTCCGGGCCGGCGCCTTGCAGCACCAGCGTGGCGCCGAGCACCTTGCCGCTCTTGGCCATTTCCTCGGCAATAAAGCGGCCGCCGGACATGGGTTCCATCTCGAACTCGATCTTCGGCGGGTTGAACTCTTCCACGGTCGCGGACAACGGCAGGCCTTGGAGGGTGGCCGCAATGGCCTGTCTGACTCGGTTGGTAAACATTAGAGAACGTCCTCCAGGAACTGCTCGATGATTTCATCGCGGGCGTTGAGTTGATAAATCATGTGTTCGTTTGGCGCGTAGCGGCCGTAGTCGATGACGATGAACCAGGTGCCGTTCTTGTACTTCTCGACGCTGTTCAACTCCGGGTGCAGGTACACGCTGCCGCCGGGAATGGTTTCGTCGACGACCAGGGTTTGCAGCCAATCGTTGATGCGCTTGACCTCCTGGTCCATGAAGGACTTGGTGAGGTTCTTGGCCATGGCTTTCTGGCCGGCCTTGACCAGCTTGCGGCTGATGGCATCTTCCAGGCCCACATAGCTGATGAACTTACCGGTGATGGAACGGTTACCCAGCAACGAAAAACCGCCAAGGATGGTGCGGGCGTAGTAGCTGACGCCATAGCGATTGAGCAGGTCGCCTTCGGTGGAGGTATCGAGGATGTTGTACTCGACGACGCGGGAAACGTCCTCGGCGAACGTCACCTGATTACCAGGGCTTTCCCACTGTTTGACCTTAGCAAGCGCAGCGATGGCCAGGGACGACGGCGACAGGAACACGTTTTTCTTCGCCGCCTTGGAGTACACCGACGGCATGTTGTGCACCAGCAGGCAACGGTCGAAACCCAGGTCGGCGCCGCCCAGTTCGCCGCTGTAGGCCACTTGGTCGGCGACGCTGGCATCTTTGCCATCGAGCACGACACGTGCCTTGACGCGCTTGCCGAACGCGGCGAACTCGCCGGCCACGGCCTTGGTGCCGGTGAAGCCTGGAGCGCCGATGATGGTCAAGTCTTCGGGGACGCTGCTCAGGGCGGCCAGGCCCAGTTTGCGGCCGGTCACCGGCTCGTTGCCGCCGATCACTTTGTTGAGGGTGTCAGCGGGCGTCGCGCCCTCCTCCACAATCACCACGTAGACCGGCACCTTTACGACTTTGAGAATCTGGTAGACGGCGTGGAACAGCGTGCCCGACTCGGCCCCGGTGGGGTCCAGCAGCGCCTGGGTGGTGAAGCTATTGATGCGAAACGGTGCGTTTTTCGGAATCGACGCATGGGCGTTCGGCGCGGTGCCGACCAGACCGATCACGTTGTCACCCAGGCCACCCATGGCCTCGGGGGATTCGGTGGCATTCACGGTGATGCCGTTGTGCTCGAAGTTAAGAACCTCAGCCATGGTTATTCAGCCTTCTTGGGGGTGGAGTTGAGGACGCTGGTCAGTTCCAGACGGCCGGCGGTGCGCAGGGCGGATGCTTCGACGTCCAACAGTTCGAGCTCCTCGCCGACGGTGGACCAATGGCCCTTGCCGGTGGGGAATGGGATGAGGACGGTGTAGGTTTGGCGGTCAGACATGAGTGGAATTCTCCGGGTGTAGAACGCCAAAGCCCCTGCGGCGAGGGGCTTTGGGGAGGCGAAAAAAAACCGCTTTCGCGGTGAGGTTATTTGAGAAAGGGAGGTTTAGATGGCCACTCGACCGCGTCCGGGTCGCTGCCTTGGTCCGGGATATCTCGCAGGCCCTGACGATAGGTTAAAAACGCAGCCTTGTTTGGCTCCTCCATTGGATAATCTGGCATAGCCGCATAATCACTGGCAGCCAGATCCTGGTCGCGAGCACTACGAATTACCTGCCACTTGATTAGCGGATGAAGTTCAGCAGGTACAAAAATCGGTTTCATAATTTCTCCTTAATTCAACGCCAACATAGTTCCCCAGTCACCTGGACTAGTAACAACACCCGTACATGCACCTGCCAGCATCACCTCGACAACCCCGGATGCGGAGTTGCGCATTGGGTGCAGATGATAATAAGCACCGAAGAGCTCGGTGGGTGCTACAACCGCAGAGCACCAGCGCCATTTGCCTTTTTCTACCCCTGTGCTCCAAGCACCAGCAATTGCCCCCTCTACAACTCGGACAAAAGCCCCCAATGTAATGTAAGAGTTAAGCGGCACCGCGCCAGTCCCATTTGCAAGCGCCGTATCTACGGTGTAGGGGAAAGCCAGCCACGGACTCACACCGGCGGTTGCCCATTTCAACTGCCACACGTTGACGATAGTTCGCCAGTACTCACTGGCCCTAATATCAAATTCAGGAAACTGTTCACGCACGTCCGCCTGTACCTGCAACATGAAGTCCACATCCGCCTGCGGGCGTCCCGTGGCTTGAGAGGTAGCAGTTATCGAACGAAGTTTGTTGCAAGTTACTTCACCATGAATACCCCAGTTATCAATCAATTTCCCGTCGGCGCTGGGGTACAAATTGAAATTTTTAGTCACCGCCAGCCTTGGCAAGCGATTTTTAAGATCCAACAATTGCGCTTCATAGGCACGTCGTGCCTCAGCAATCGCTTTATCAATCTCTCCGACCTTTCCGGTGATAACTTGGGTAAGGTTATTCGCTGCACTGACCACGGCGGCCAGTTGTTGTTCTGTACTCAAAATATGATCTCCTTATCTTTTACAATGACCAGACAGTTTCTCAATTTAGAAAGCCGACAAAACTAGATGCCGCCGCCAACACTTTCGAGTTTCATTACTCGAAACATGAGCCCTACCCCTCTGGCCATGTTGTCTACACTGGCTGCGGACAACGCTGCCAACTCATCGATCAACAACACATTCAGATTTTCACTCCCCACCACAATCACCAAGCTATCCCCCGGCAACGGCGAAACATCCAGCGTAAACTTCTGCAGTACCCGAGCCGCCGCCGCTTTATACGTCAGCAACTTCCCGGCGACGGAATACACCGCCAACAACGTCCCACTGGCGAGATAAAAACCAAACTCGCCAATTTCATATTCACCGTCGCCATCAAACAGCGCGGCCATCCTGAGTTGGTGGTTGCCCAGGTCTTCATAATCCACGATGGCGACCCGCTGGCGTTCGTCGCGCAAGGCCACTTCGCTGCCGTCCGGGTTGTAGCGCCCGGTGCCGGCGCCAATGTGGGTTATTTCACCTTTCAAACCCTGGTTCTTTGCCTGCAGCACTTCATCCAATCCCTTGGAGGTGAAGCGCACCAGGCGCGTAATGTCATCTGTCATGGCTGCGCCCTGAGGTCGTAGTCGTTAATGGTGTAGTGCCGGGCGACGCCTGCACTGTTTAGCCCAGCAACCAGCGCCAATTCAGGCAATGCGCCGCTGAGCGAGAACTCCCCGTCGCTTAAGGGGGCCTCGAGGACTTGCGCAAACGCAAGCTGACCTGCGGTTTCATGCACGATGGTGATCGTCGCCTGATCCCGCTCGCTCTTGGCAGCGTTGATACGCCGGATCAACCGGTTATGGTCGCCACTGGACCAGCTGCGCCCAATAATGGCCTGCACGTCGAACGTGTAGGGCACACCCAAAGGCCGCTGCTGGTACCAAGCGCTGATGTTGGGAGTAAAACCCAGTGACTCCACCGCATGGCTCAACGCCTTGGGTGTGCCCGCCTGACGCTGAATCTGCCAGGACAGGCCCACGGTCAGGCGCTTCTCTGTTTCGGTAGCGTGTGCATCCCATTCGCTGACACCGCGGTCGGCCGCCAGGTAGGGAAGAAACTCGACGGGCGTCAGCAGCGGGTTCATTAAGGCGGGAAACGGCGGTATAACGCGGTCGAGCAATGTGCCGAAGCCTACGTCCAACGCCTTCTCCAACGGTGAGCTATTGGCCGGCAACAGGCTCGCGGTGATGTCACTCATAGCGTGCGTACCTCCACCTCGACACCGGTGCAGTAAGGGGCCTGGAAGGCCGTGGTGACGATAGGCTCCAGGGGTTCGAGAATCTGCAATTGCGCCGCGCCGGCGCTGTGAATGGCGTAGTCGATCCAGCTGGGGTCGACGCGTCCTTCAAGGCGATGGCAGGATTCCGCATAGGTTTGCAGCAGACGTTGCGCCGCGACCTGGGTCAAGCCGGAGTCCGGACCGGCGTTGATCCTGGCCACTACGCGGATCTTGTAGGGAAGGATCTGCGCACTCTGCACGCTGACCAGGTCGGTTTCCGGCCGCACATCCGGCCGTGCGAAATGTCGTCGTACACCGTCAAGCAAATCGGCGGCAGCAGTGCCATCACCCTCTCGGGACAGCACGGTGACCATCACTTCGCCTGGAGCGGTGCGTCGTCCATTGCCGTCCTTGACCTGGGCTGCATAGCCGTCCGGATCAAAGGTGTAGCTGACTGTGACCAGCCCTGGTGTAGCGCTTTGCACCTTCACCGACGGCCGCTCGCCCAGGGTGAAGACCTCGCGGCGGTACTGCATCCGCGAACCCGCCGCCGGCGCATGGGGCGCCAGGTAATAGCGCAGGCGGGCATCGTCGTCACTTTCCAGGGTCGGCGGCACGGGCGGGAATGCCGCCGGGTCGCCGGGGTCGAGCACCTGGCGCTCCAGCCCCATGTCGGCCAGGCGTGCATCCAGGTTGCTGCCGTTGGCCCACCAGGCCAGCATCTGCTTGATGCGGGCGTTGTATTTGCGTTCATGGGTTTGCAGGCGCACGCAGAACGCTTCCAGGGCCAGGGTCAGCAGTTCGCTTTCATTGTCCAGGCTGACCTTGAGCTTGGCCGCGCTCTGCGGCGCACGGCTGGCAACGTAGTCGATGACGAACGCTTTGAACTCCGCCAGCAAGGGTTCGAACGCATCCACGGCGATAAGGGCCGGCTCCGCCAGTTGGTTCTGGCCTGGGATCAACATACTCATGTCACGACCTCGAAGGTTTGTTGACGGTTTTTCCAGGTGCCGGCAAAGCGCAGCAACAGGCCGGCGCCTTGCCGCGTGGCGACGATGACGTCGGGTTGAAAGTCGGCGATGCCGTTCTGGGTGTTGTAGAACGCCTGGGCCGCGTGGCTCTGGGCGAGGATCAGCAGGTCGTCGCCCAGGTTCCGGCCGAGCAACTGCGGGATCAGCGAGCCGTACAACGGACGTTTCTGGCGACTGCCCACGGGGGTAGTCAGCGCTCGGGTGGCACGCTGCACAAACTGCAGCCAGTCATCGACGGCTGCCCCGGTATTCCTATCGATTCCGATCATGGCAAATCCTTATGCGCTGCTGATCACGCGGCCCTGGTGATCCACCACCGGGCCGCTTAAATGCACGCCGCCGGCATCCAATCGCAGACCGGCAGCGCCGAGTTGCAGAGTGATGCTGTCGGCCATCATCACCAGGTTGGCGGCGCCGACGTTTACGATCACTTGCTCACGAGAGCCTGTGACGGTGGTGGGACCATTACGCCAATTGAATACGTGACTGGCGTCGTCGTATTCGCTTTGAGTACCGTCCTGATGCTGGCGACGGGTCAAGGTTGCAAGGCTGGAGACCGGTGGAAACAGACTACTGTTCAGGCCGAACAGGGCTACGGACTGCGCGCCGCCTTCCCCGCTGCCGTAGTTAAGCAGCAGGCACTGTTCGCCCACTGAAGGAATGCGGGTTTCCGTCTGCGCACCGGCACTGGGATTGAAAAAACGAATGGCCGGGGTGAGCAGATCGCCGTGGCTGACCTTGCAGGTATGACTGGCGGCGTCGACTTGCTGGCATGTGCCGATGCGGCAGAAGCTGTCGGCGCGGCGGTACAGGTCCTCGAGCTGGGTTTCCATTTCCGCCAGCCGTTCGATGATCGGCCCCAGCTGCATGCGTAGCAGTGCTTCGAACATGGACTACTCCTGCAGTGGGCGGTATTGATCGGGGTCGTCGATATTCGAGACTTCCCAGGTGCGGGCAACCAGCGGTATGCCCGTGGGATCGTCGAGCAACGACGGGCCGAGGTAGAGGTTTTGGGTAAAGGAAACCGTCCAGGTGTCGTAGTCCGTTTCGCTACTGACGGATATCGAGGGCGCTGCAACGATGGACATGGGCAGGTCGCAATGCTCGGGCGGCAAGCCCCAGCGGTTGTCCAGGGCCAGGTCCATCAGTTGACTGGCCAGGTCACAGGTATCGAAAGGCGCCGAAGCGTTGGTGATGGTGGCCGTGAGCGAGACCAGCAAGGCATGTGCCTTGCGACCTTCAAGGGTGCGAGTGCCGGAGCCGTTGCGCTCCACGTTGATCAGGATGCCGCTTGTATCCGCAGCGCCCGCAAAGTCCCGGTGATTGCCCACCCTCAAGTGCGGGAACACCGGCTTCAATACCGCTGCGATCGCGGCAGGCAACTGGGAAGGTTTTTCGATAAGTGTCATGTCGTTGCTTCCTTGCAGCGATTACTGCTGATCCGGGCGTGAAGTAGGCGTCTCGTTGACCCCAATTCGTTTGGCCGCCCAACGCTCGTAAAGACCAATAGCCACGTCGGCCCCCGCCATAGCGGTGAGGCATCCGATGGCGCCGGCGGTCCAGATCGACATACCGGCGGCATAACACAGCATCAGGGCTGAAACCCCACAGACCATGCACGCTCCGGACCTCAAGGCCAGACGTCGAATCAACGACCAGCCGCGGGCACCCTCTTTGTCGGCGCGCCACATTTCGCCGGACACTCCGCCGATCAGGGCCAGTGCGATCACCAGCCAGATAGGCATTTCCGCTAACGCTTGCTGCTCGTTTGTCATGTCACGCCTCCTGGCTGAGCAATGCCGGCTGAACGCCGGTTTTCCGGGTAAATCCATTTATAGGTAGGCATTCCAAAAAGCCCGGTCGCCCGGGCTTTTCAGTAATGCTGTCCTCGAACGTTCGGCGCTACTGGCGCGGTACGGTTCTTTCCTCAATGTTTTTCCGACCACGATCCCTGTCTGCCGGATAACTGCTTCTGGTGCTTTACGCTGCACACCCGGGTCAGTTGCCAACCCTCTGAACCGTTAAGGCCGGTTCATCGCTGCCTGTTCTTGTAAAGCGGTGCCACTAAAGAGCGTCGGCATCCTTGCCGGTGTTGCCTGGCCTCCCTGCCATCGCTCGGATGGCGTCCTTGCCAGTGTTGCGTGCCTTCCTTGTCTTCCTTGGCAGCATCCTTGCCGCCTCCACCAGGCCTTGTCGGCTGGCTTGAGACACAGAATATGCATGCATGCATATACAGTCAATGCGTAAATGCATTTATTTTTGCCCAAAATATGCTCAAATGCATTTTTGCGTGGGTGTTCAAGGGGTTGCCAACTTTTTGCAGGCGAAAAAAAACCCGCAGCTTGGCGGGTTTTGTCCTATTGAACTGGGTTAACGAGCGTACATGCCCCACCAGAACACATGGCCGAGGATACTGATCTGCTCGTCCTGGATGTCCTGGAAGCTATAGTCCTCGTCCGGATGTTCGTCACGATTGAAACTGCGCAGACGAATGCCGGAAGGCAGGCGGTAGAGCTGCTTCACACGCAACTGACCATTGTGATTGATGGCATACAAGTCACCATCAACGATGTCGCCAATGCCGCTCTTACCGGCATTCACCCCGACAGTCGCGCCATCGCGCAGCACCGGCAACATACTGTTGCCCCGCACCGTCACGCACTTGGCCTGGTCGAACTGCACGCCATTGTGCCGCAGGCTGCGCTTTCCAAAGCGCAGGCTGGCCTTCTCGCTTTCCTCGATGACGAATCTTCCTGATCCAGCAGCCAATTCAACCTCGCGCAGAAAGGGGATCGACACCTCATCGTCATTGATAGGGGTGTCGTCGTCCCACAGGCTTATGTCCTTGAGTTCCGAATGCATCGGGTCGCGCCCTTCGTCCCGCGCCGCGCCCACCGACATGCGCCCGCGCAGTTGGTCGGTGCTCACGCCGAAGTATTCGGCAATGCGGGAGATATGCTTGTCCGACGGATCGACGATCTTGCCGCTGAGGATCCGGGACAGCGTGGATTGAGGCACGCCGGTGCGCCGGTGAAGCTCCGTGGGGGAGATCCGGTCGCGGTCCAGCAGCTCTCTTAGTACGATAGAAACGTTGCGTTTTTGCATAACCGGGATAGTGAACGGAGTTTTTAACGTTGGCAAATGCTATTTTGCATATTTTATGCATAAAGGGCAGATAACCCGTAGCGCCGAGTTTGTGTTTTACCCGGCCGTTTGCGACCTGCGAAGGGCCGACCTCGCGTGTTAACCTTGCGCCCATCGCAAAAAATGCTGGGCCAAGCGCCCCCTTTGCCCCATCACTTTCAACGAATTTGCATACTACCCAATGAGTAAAAACACGTCCGACCTGTCCTCCCACACCCCGATTGTGTAGGAGTATGCGAGGGATTTCAGGCGATAGGCCCGTAATTGCTGGCTGCGATGAGAGATTGCATCAGGATGCATAAACGCATAAGTGGCATTGGTTGGCATAGATTGGCGTACAGGTTGCCCCATCTTTGCCCCATTCTCGGTGGGCAAGGCTCGACAGGAAGATCTGTCCGATGTTGATCGTAGTCGTACCCCGAAACACCGCTAGCCTGGGTTGAAGGTTGTTAGTCGGCCGCCTATCCAGTTCTGATTTACAAGCATCTACAAGGGTTGACAAGGTGATTTGCTGTGCTCAATATACGCGCACAGCCGTCGAACGGTTGACCAAAGTGTCGGTTAAGTCCGATGCAACATACTGCGCATGCAGACCACAGCCACCTTTAAGGTGGCTGTTCTATTTCTGGGGGTTGTGAATGCATATCTGCTATATCGACGAGTCCGGCGATTCACAACCCGTCCAAAGCAACATAGACGATAAGCAGCCTATGTTGATCGTTGCGGGGCTTTTTGTGGATGCGCAACGCATCAGCAGAATCACCGATGAGTTCATAAGCCTCAAACGCCGGTTCTATCCCAAGCTCTTCAAAGATGAGCGGCACGCCCTTAACGTGCTACTCAAAGAGATTAAAGGGTCGGACTTGAGGAGCGATGTAAGACGATACCCTGTGACCAATCCACGGATCGAGCATCACTTCAAATTTATCGATGGCGTTCTGAGCATATGCAAAGCTCACGGCATCAAGCTAGTAGCGCGGGTTTGGGTCAAGAAGTACGGTCAAGCTCTCGATGACCGGTCTGTCTACACCATCACCGCTCAAAACATTGCGAAGCGGTTCCAGCATTTTCTAATTGACCAAGAATCCCGTGGCATGATCATCGCGGATTTTCGTGACCCTGCGCGCAACCGGTATGTGGCTCACTCAATCTTTACTCAAAAGCACAAGCTGGGTAAAGGAGGAGATGCCTACCCCTCTATTGAGGAAGCCGCAGTCTTCGGTATCAGCGACAACCACGCCTGTCTGCAAATTGCGGACTTGATCTGTTCAACTATCCTTTACCCTATCGCTGGCCGCATTGTTTGTGATGGTACTTTCAACAACGTCCACACCCATCCAAATTACGACTCGATTGTTCAGCGATACTCCAAACGCATCAAGGCTATGCAATATAATTGCGCAGAAAACGGCCAAAGGAGGTGGGGAATTACCGTAGACGACCCGCATGGTCGCCGGACCTCAATTTTCCCCCAACCGCGACCTGTAGCGCCTACACAAGTGGCCGTGCCACTACAAGCCAGCTCCAATGATGGGGCTGTGTAGATCACACGATTCAGACAAATCCTAGATCAGGGATTTCCGAAAACTGAGACTAATCGCAGACAACCGACCAAAGCTGATCAAGCCCGGTTGTATAGCTCTGGCTCATCATCTCACGCCGCATACCCCATTCAGGGTTGACGGGCACGCTGGCTGATCGCAGTGTCCCCCTACCCCACCGTTCGTTGATTTGGTCCAGAATAGTCATCACCCGAGTTGCCTCTACCGACTGTGATTTAGCGAACAGATCATCGGTGTACTCGCCTGGCTGGCATAGGTCGATCAGCATTACCTCGGCCTTGCTATATTTGAAGCCAGATCGAAATATACGATCAAGTGCTCCCACCGCCGCCTGGGTCAGCAGGCGAACGTCGTCAGTGGGGTAAGGCATGTCTACCACTACACCATTGGCGTATTTCGCCTCCCCAGGATTGAACATCCCGGCGCGGATACAAACGCGAACCTTCTTGCACAGCGAGTTCTGGGCGCGAAGCTTCTCAGAAGCTCGCATCATGTAGGTGGCCACCGCCTCCTTGATAGGCGGCAGTTCCGTCAGTCGCTGGCCGAACATGCGACTGCAACAAATCTCCTGCTTTGGCGGATCCGGCTCGTCCAGCTCCAAGCAAGGCGTGCCGCCCAGCTCCCTGGCCGTCTTCTCGATCACAACGCTGAACTTCTTGCGGAGCGTCCATGGGTCGGCCTTAGCCAAATTCATTGCAGACTTAATGCCCATCGCATCGAGGTGAAGCTTCATCTTAAGGCCAACGCCCCACACCTCCGCCACGTCCGTATTACGCAGCACCCAGTCGCGCTTAACCGGGTCGGTAATGTTGACCAC